TAGAGTTAGTTGGATGAATAAATGGGAATACGGAAGTAGAGAAAATGGAGAGGCTTTTTGGGGGAGTTCACAGTGGTTTTGTATCTCACAGATGCTTGGCACTTCTTCCAGATGCTAAGTCATATATTATTCTTTTTAGCAATAGTATTATATGAGACAATGTTTATATGGTATATTGATTTTGTTATATATTATATTATATACACAAGTATATTCGAATTATTTTTTAGTAAAATATTAATAATAAAATAAGATATATATAGTTATGGCTATTATAGAGAATAAAAGTACAGAAAACGGTGATGTTATCATTATCAAAGCAAATGCACCCATTATAGGATTGATAGCTCTAACATCTTTCATTGATGAAACTACAGGTGAGGTTTTAACATCTTATTTCAATAAAAGATTTAGATATTCTGTAGATGGAGCTATTTGGTCTTCTTTAATAGAATTAACTTTAGCTAATGTTCAAGCTGTGCAAGTTACTAGTACAGATATTTTTATTATAGAATATTATTATGAACGCACTGATACTGTTGCTAGTGAAGATAGTCTCTTTTTCAATAGTGTAACCCTATTTGGAGAATTTTCTAATCTAGTTTGTGGTAAAGTTTATTCTGATTCTATGTTTGCAGATTATTTAGCTTCATGTAATGAATTATGTGTGTTGAATTGGAGTGTTAATGTTCTTGAAAAGTTATACAGTAAAGGGCTTATCCCGAATTATTTAGAAAGAGGTAAAAACAATTCTTCTTTTGAAGATAAAGATTTTATTGATTTTTGGAGAACTATAACTCACTATTTTGCTTATTATGTTTGTTTAGCTCGCTATTTTTCAGAATTCTATTCTGATGAAACACTTCTTCTAGAATTCCTTAGACAAAGAGGTTTTAATATCTGTGACAATACAGATCAAGATGAGTTGCTATATTTACTTCAAAACTATTATGATGAGATAAGGCAAAGAGGAACCATTCAAATAATCAAAGAAAAGAGTGATACTAAAATAGTCAATGGTGAATTTTTACGCTTGATTTGCTATAATCCCGAAGATGAGTTTCTGTTTGATTTAGCAAAAAAAGAGCACAGTGCGTGGACTGTTGATAGGTCTTCTCCCATGTTTAGAGGCTTATATCTACACATGAACGTTAATAAAAGTTGGGAGGATAGCATAGAGGATAAAACCCTATATCCCCTTATTAACTCAAGTGATGTAGAAGTGATTGATATCTCTGGTGAAGATTATTTAAAAATAAACGCTTCAGCTAGTGGTAGCGGTATAGGTGATATAGATTTTGATAAAAGTATAAAAGTATCCCCTTTTTTAAGTTACGAAATAACATTTTGGGTAAAGAAAGTTGGTGGAGGTGATCTATTATTTGGAGTAAGAGCTTTTGATAAAGATGAAAATAGCAAAGATTTAGTAGAAGTAGGTAATGTTATTGGGAATAATGATTTTTTCCTAGCATCGGAATTAAATAGAGATGATAAATTTTATTTTGTAAGGGGGGTTATATATTCCCTCTATAGTGATCTTAATTATATAGCTAAGACAAATCTTGGTATTGGAACTAATCTACAATTCTCCACGCAAAGCATTCAAAAAATTATACCTCAGATTATCTTAAAAAATGGAATTGCAACAGATTATATTTTAATAAAGGATTTACACGTTAAACCACTTCTCACAGCCTATCCATCATGCTTGATACAATGTTCGGAGTTTATTAATATATGGTGTAAGAACAACAATCTTGTTTTATCTGATGATGAATTAGAAGAAACAATAAGTAGGTATTTATTTCCATATAAAACAAGATTTAAATTAAATTATCTAACAGAGGCTTCAGCTTCAGATAGTTCTGTTAGTGATAGTTCAGATAGTTCTGTTAGTGATAGTTCTGTTAGTTCTGTTAGTGATAGTTCTGTTAGTGATAGTTCTGTTAGTGATAGTTCAGATAGCTCTATTAGCGTTTATGATGACTGGTACATGCCGAGTTATTTGGAATTATACGTATTGGTTACCATTCTATATGCAGCAGGAGTTGGTAATATTTTAAATGATTTTTATGTTTCGTCAAGTGAGGATTCGGGGGCACCTGGATTTCCTACTGATGTTTTGGCTGTAAGACCCAGCGGGGTGCAAGCACCATATCCTAAATTAGCAACAGGAGCCCCAACAAGACCTATTAGGAAGTTTACATCTTCTGTAGTTTATGCAATTGCAGACGAAACGCCGTCAGGTGGTTGGGTATTTTATATTACAGATAATGGCGATGCTACTTATACATATTTAGAAGCATATAAAGAAGATTTAACATTTACTAATTGGAGCAACATAGAATTATATGTAGGGACGAGCATAGCAATAGGCACAGGATTAGCTAATACTGATGCTATTGTAGCGCAGGTTGGGCATATTGCTAGTGCAGCTCAAGATTGTTTAGATTTAATTATCTAAATTAAAATATTTTTCTTAATTTTACAAAAATAATTTACAAAAAAATAATATGAGTTATTTAAAATTTTCATCTGACGCATCATTAGGTAAGCTAGAATTACTTCGCTTAAAACAATTTTTAGATGATGATGGTTTTAGAAAACTTTTTTTACAAAATTCTAAAAGTTTTGGGTTAGTTAAAGATAGTGCGTTTTTAAATGGGTTGATTGAAAATGGCACAGCTGGCATTGTAAAGATAAATCCTATAATTGCTATAAATGATGAAGCTCAAATCGTAACATCAAGTGAAATTGTAGATTTAGCAATACCAGATGATGCATCATGGTATTGGGTTAAGGTAAGTCATAAATACACTCCAAATGAAATAGGTGTTTGCGATATTGATGAAAATGGAAACCTAACTGGAGTTGGAACTAAATTTACTGAAGTTTTAAGAGGTCAACCTGATTTTCCAACGAGAATTCGATTTGTAGGTGCCGTAAACAATGTTTTTGATTATGAAGTATTAGAAGTAATAGATGATGAAAACGCTATATTACAAGGAGTTTTTGTATTAGAGGAAGATATAGAATATGTAGTTGTTGGCACCTTTACTCCAGGTGTAGAGCCGCCCTCTATTGATAAAGACATATATCAATATGATAGTTATGAAATAGAATTAGAAGCGGAAGTTATACTTAACACACCCCCTACCTATATCACTGGTTCAGAATTTTATTTAGCGAGAGTTAAATATGATTCTTTATTATCACCAGTTGTTACTATTCAAGATGAAAGAGGTGGTCATATTTACAAATCAGTAGCTGATTTTAATATAAAAGATGTAATTATCAGTCAAAATCCTTTGATAGGTGTTGAATCTGTAAAATATAATCAAGTTAAATCACCATTAGATAAAAACATTATATATTTAACTTGGGCTTTTAGAAGTTCTAATTTTACTATTAACTCTAATGAAAATAGGATAACTATTAACAATGGAGCTGGAGGTAGATTTAAAGGTGATTTAGATTTTACTACGAATTTTACAGATAATGATTTCAACAACTGGCGACTATACACTATAGATGGGAAATATTTTAAAGTAATAAGCTCTACGAAAGAGACAGGTACTATAGTATTAACATTGGATAATTTATTGCGCGATTCATTCTTACAAGAGGATGGAACTCAAATATCACAACAATTACTAGTAACTCCAAATGCTGAAGAAATAGAAGTGATTTTAACGCCAGATGTTGGAGATGTTACAGAGATTCCAGAATTTAAAGTTGTCTTTCCTATTGATAGAGATTATGGTAAAATAGAAACACCTGTATATAAAGATCCTAGTTGTTCATGGAATATTCAATATAGATATAAAACTCTTAATGATTATTCAAGTAAGTTATTATTATTGAGTGATAGTGTAGGATGCTATTTAGAAAATCAATTCAATTCAGCTGGCACTTTAACAGGGTCTACTAGAACACCTTATACAGCTCATCTTACGAATGGATTTATTACACTAACTCTAAATTCGAATTCTTACAGTAGAAACAATATAGGTGATATCAAAGGGGTTGAAAGTAGGCAAATAACAGCTACGCCTAATATAAATGTTCAAGTAGGCGCTAATAAAGAAGTTCAATATATATATGGAACAAAAACTTTTGCATCAGATCATGTAGTAAATCTAAAAACAACTGATGCTATAAATGGTAATAAATTTTGGGTCATTCTTGTTGGAGATGTTGATTTAGATGGATTTGACTGGGAAGTGAGGCAAGATTGGGTTAGCGCTGGAGCACCGGGAACTCTAATTAAAACTATAACAGCTACAGAAGTAAGTTACATGAAATTAGCTCAAAGGCAGGTTGTCTTAGCTTTTAGTTTTAATGGAACTAACTGGTTATTATCTACAGTAGAAACTGATATGTCTAAACTTTATGAAATAAAGATGTTTGGAAAAGAAGTAGATTTAACAGCTGATGTGAATTTTAGTGCAACCGGATTAGGAGTTTCTGATTATTTAGGATGGGCTCTATGTAATGGCTCAAACGGAACCGACGATTTAAGGGAGAAATTTTTAGCAGGTTATGATCCAGCTGATGATGATTATGATGCGCTAGGTTACGGTACAAATACTAATCTTGAAACGGGTGAAAAAGAGCATACTTTAACAAAAGCTGAGCTACCGAAACATACACATAAACTAGATGACGGCACAGATAATGCTGCTTTCTCAGACAATACCGCTAGTCACACTCATGGGATACAAGGAGCTGATGGTTTAGGTTCAAGTGGTACATATAGAAAAGGTGACGCTAGCGGCCTTGCAACAATTCAAACAGGTTCTAATAGTGCCACCCATAAACATACCGGTAATACAGGTGACGGTGCAACAGATAGTTTAGCTGGCAATGCACATGAAAACAGACCACCTTATTATGTATTAGGATTTATTCAAAGAATACCTTAAATTTTAGATTATGCAAATACTTTATACAAATCCTTTAGTTGCAGATGGAGTGCAAACAGAATCTTCTAAATCCGTAGGAGGTTGGGTTTCCTCATCTGAAGTACCTAATGATTTTTTAAGTAATATATTTTCCGAAATAACAACTCTATCTATTGCTTCTAAGAGAAGAGAGTCGTTTTTGATAGCTTTTAAAAATGAATCAGAAAATGATTATGAAAATATAAAATTTACTTTTGGAGATTTAACAGGCCTTAGTATAGATATGAAGATAGCTGTAGTAGAACCTGCTATTGATTCGTGTAATAACTTCCTCTTTGAGAAGCTAGCTAATTCTTCAGCTTTACCTATAAATGCAACTTTCTCAACAGTAGAGAGTGGTGATGTTTTTGAAATAGCATCATTATTATCAGAAAAAACTATTGGAATTTGGTTTAGTAGAGAATTAGATACAGATGTAGCAAGAGTGAAAACTTGTGCTGAGTTATATGTAATGTTTGAAGCAGGTACTGTAGATGAGGTTGTTGATGAGAGAATAGGTATGAATGTTAGTTGGGATATCGTAGATGAAAGCTCTAGTAGTTAAGAAAAAATAAAAAAACTTGTTTATTTAAAATAAAGTTTCTAATTTTAGCGAATATTAAAAAATAGTAAAATAAAAATAGTGTATGGAAGATCATAAATATTATTTTGAAAAAAATATAATAAGTTTATACCAATCTCTGTATAGAAAAACATACAAACTCCCTGATTATGTAATTTCACTATCTAAGGCAAATCGTCGATTAATTCAAAAATTTATAGAAGTTTGTGATAAAGAATACTGTTTCTTTACATTAAGTGAAAGATTTCTCACTAAATATTTTTTATTTCAGTGGAACTATTGGATTAATTTGAATATTGAGAGCTTTGATAAAAAGATCCATTTGAGTTTTATTGTAGGTGAGAAAGCTTTTAAGAGATGGCTTGATAGAAATATGCTTTTTGATTGGATATTAGATAAGCCTTTTGATTGGATGAGAGAGATTGAAATAAATATAAGTGATATCTCTCAATGTTTCGGGAGAAAGGCTGAGAGAAGCTCTTATATTAACTTATATGAAGAAGCAAAGAAGAAGGAGTACATCAATACCACTCATGGATTTTTAAACTGTATCAATAATACAACTTTATTTAATTCTAGATCTCCATATTGTATAGATTGTAGATATAAAGAGGATTGTATTCAACTTCAAAAAAATAATTTAAATGATGTTTATAAAAAACGTTTTAAACTAAATAATAGTGTAAATGCAAAAATTATCTAACGAATTTCTTATAGAGTTATTCAAAAGCTGTTTAACTAACGAACCATTATTCAATGTTTGCCAAAAACATTTAGAGTTCCATTATTTACCAATTCAAAGCTATAAAAAAGTATGGAAGAGAATTGGGGATGTTTATGAATTAACGAATAAATTACCTACTGTAGGATCTCTTTTCGAATTTTTTAAAAATGATGAAGAGGTTGTAGAATTATTAAAAGGTGTGAAGAATTGTTCAGTTGGTGATAAAAAAGATATAATTCTAAACCAATTTGAATCATATATTAAAAATGTGAGATTTATCGAATTATATTCAAAGATAGGAGCTCTATACAATCAAGGAAAGGAAGATGAAGCTATTCAATTACAAGCAGCTGAGAGCGAAGAGATAGTTAGATTTAATTTAGGTAAAGAAACTTACGCAAAAGTATTTTTAAATTATGTGGAGAGGCAGAAAAGGCGTGTAAATAAAGGTATAAGAGATGAATTAAGAGTTCCTTTTGGCATACATGCTTTAGATTGGTTTACTCGAGGGGGAGGCTATAGAGGTACTTCAGCTTTATTTATGGCTCGCTCAGGAGGTGGTAAGAGTACAGCTTTAAGGTGGCTAGGTCTATGTGCTGCTAGAGCGGGGAAGAGGGTGGTTCATTTTCAAGTTGAAGGAACAGAAGAGGAAACTATGGATCTGTATGATAGCGCCTGGACTGGGAGTGAAGTTGGAGGAATTAGAGTGGGGTGGCATCACTAAGCTTAGAGAGAATAAAATAAAAGAAACCAACAAGCAATTGTTATCACAAGGTGGAGAGATATATGTGATAGCTTCAGAACAATTTGATTCTATGAGTATAGAATATTGTGATAGCTTTTTAGAAGAATTTACAAAAAATATAGGACAAGTAGATTTGATCTTATTTGATTACCTTGAAGAATTTGAAGTTGGCGGTGGATATGGAGGCGAATCTGGTGAAAGACGTAGAAGACGTAAGATTGCAAAAAAGATAACTAATATGGCAGTAAAATATGATGCTTTTGGCGTAGCTGCAACCCAAGCCTCTGATGTAAAAAAAGATAAGTGGGATGATCCTAATTACGTGCTAACGAGAAATGATATTTCTGAATTCAAAGGAGCTTTACAACCTTTTAGTTATTTTGTGACTTTCAATCAAACCATAGATGAATACAATAATGGTATGATAAGATTACATAATGATAAATTTAGGAGATATAGAGCAGGCCAAACGTATCCTATATTTCAATCTCTTAGCAATGGAAGATTTTATGACTCTAAGAGAACATTAGAATACTTATGGGATGGTACTAGAAATGAACCAAAACACACATCATGAAATTAAGTATAGATGTACTTAAATCTTTAATCGAAAACTCTTCTCAAAGAGGATCCAATATAATAGGTCGCTGTCCTTATTGTGGGAAGAATGAATTCGGTATTTCTATAAATGATAATCACTTATGGGGTTGCTATAGAAAGAAGAAGTGTGGTGAGACTGGGAATATATATAAGTTATTAAAAAAAATAGGAAGGATGGATTTGATAGAAAAAGAATCTATCCCTGCATTTTCTAAATTAGAGAATGTTATTGAAGATAAAGAAGAGGGTGAGATTATAGATATAGAATCCTCTATTATTACACCACCTATCGGCTTTGAAAGAATTTATGAAAATGAATACTTACAAGGACGTGGTTTTATAGAGTTTAATAAATATAAGATAGGTTTTACTAATTTAGATAGTCGTTTGAGAGGTTATGTGATTTGCTTAATAGAAGAAGAAGGTAACATTATAGGATATATCGGTAGAAATATAAAAGGTGGAGAGCCTCGCTATAATAATTCTATTACAGATTTCTCAAAAACAGTTTTCGGGGTTGATGATATAAAGGATGGAGACACTGTGATAATAGTAGAAGGTGTATTTGATAAGTGGCAAGTTGATAGATTCTTGAAACAAGGCTCATTTAAAGAAAAATGCGCAAGCACTTTAGGTGGTAAGATGTCAATTGAGCAAATAATGAAAATCAAAAATAGAGGTGCTAAGAAAATTATATTATTCTTTGAACCTGATATTATAAATCAAATTAAAAAATATGCATTTGTCTTAGATAAGTATTTTGAGGTGGAGATAATATTGCCGCCAGGAGAGAGAGACCCTGCAGAGATTACGTATGAGGAATTCTTGAAGGTCTATAAAAATAGGAAAAAAAGTTTTGAATTTTTTATTTCTAAAGTACAGATATTCAAAATAAAATGATTAATTTTATGGATCTAAAATACAGTAAATATGATTAAAGGAAGAAATTTGTCGATATGGGAATTGTTTGAAGTATTACAGCAAGAATATATAGTATGTGAGTTAAGATCTACTATTTACCCTTTAGTAAAACACAAAAAATACTGGAAAGACACAGCAGAAAAAAAGAAAGAAAAGATATTAGATATAGCGAAAAGGAATAACCTACCAACTATATTTGATGATAAAAAAATAAGAGAGAGTTTTAATGGAAAAGTATTCAATGAATGGGGTGCTCCTAATTTCTATTATCCAGATGAAAGTAAAAAAGATCAACAAGAATATTGGGATCTGATTAATTATTTTTCTATAGGAGAAACAGTAAAGTTTTTATCTGATGGAGAAATACTTATATCTAAGATTACTTTTTTTGATAAAAATAAGAAAATGGTCGAGGTGGAGATAGATAACAATGTTGCACTAATAAGCGTAGATGGAGTTTCAAGGATATTGTAAAAATTAATTAAAAATAGTAAAGATGGAATTAAAACAATGGGTATCAGAAAATTATATAGATTGTATAATTAAGGATAAGGAAAATATAGTAGAGTGTAATGATAAAATATTTTTAATACTATATCCTTACGAAGATAAGATCTTCAATGAAAAGTTTAATTTGATAATTCAAAACGATAGTGAAATAGGTTACGATTATTTCCTATTTCCTTTTGCTGAAAAATGGTATTATTGTGATAATTTCGAAAAACCTGAATTAAATTTGTTTAAATATTTAGGTGAAGCTAAAAAAGATATTGATCTACCCTTCCCCTATTTAGGAGTTCACGGTGGTTATGAATTATGTAACGGAGGTCGCTTGTATAAGGATTGGTGTAATAAAGCTAATTTTCTAGGAATTGATACATTAGGTATATGTGAAGCGAATACATTAGCTGGAACATTATCTTTTCAGTCTGCTTGTTTGGAGAAAGAAATACGTCCAATAATAGGTGAAACTATAAAAGTTTTCAGTGGAGAAGCGGATGATTTTTACTATCTAAAACTATATGTTCAAAATGAAAGAGGTTGGCGGAATCTATTAAGAATAAATGCTGAAATAAATGTTTTTAGTGAAAAAGGTGGAATACATGAAAGTGAATTATTTAACTATTGTGGAGGGTTAGTATGCATCATTGGAGTATCTACAAATTTAAATGAACCTTTGATAAGAGTATTAAAGAGATTCTTCATAGCTGTTTACTATCAATTTGATGCAATGGAGTGGTTGAATAATGAAAAAGATGAACAACATTTATTAAACCTTAAAAATTATTTAGATAATTATTATGATTTAGTAGAACCTTGTTTTATTTGCGATTCTTATTATTTAGATAAAGAAGATTTTAAAAGTAAGTCAATGTTAAATAAAATAGGTAAGATTGGTTTTCAAAATCAATCACATTCACAATATTTTAAATCACTAGATGATATTTTTATCGAGCTGTCACCTCTATTTAAGGAAGAAGATAGATTGTTAGAGCTTTTTGAAAAGAGTGTAGTGAACGCTAACGTAATAATTGACACCATAGATTTCTTAATACCAGTAGGTGAGTTTCATTTACCTAAATACAAACTTACTCTAGAAGAAGCTATAGTATATGCAACTGAAGAAGATTTATTTTATAGTCTTATTGAGATCGGATTAAAGGAGAAAGTGGATGAATCTGTAGATAATATTGAGGAGTATTTGGAGAGAGTAGAAACAGAAGTAAGTATTATAAGCGCCGGTGGATTTATTTCATATTTCTTAATAACACGAGATATGATAGCT